CGCGCCCGGCGGCCGGCGGAAAATTCTTGAGGGCCGTTGCCGGCCTGTACGAAGAGGAGAAACTCATGGATAGGGACAAGCTTATCAAACTGATTCAAGAGGTAAGGCCGGGCCTGCTCGACGGCAAGGACCCCACGCAGCTCGGGGACGATGAAATCCTGGCCGCGGCTCGCCAGGCGATGGAACCCCAAAAGGCGAACGAAAAGGATCCGGGGTCCAATGCCGGGAACGCTGGAGACGGAGACCCGAACCGGGCCGCCCAGGGGCTCACCATCGACCAGATTCGAGAGGAAATCGCGAAGGCGGCCCTGGAGTCCGAACAGCGGGCGGCCTGCGGGCAGATGCTCCGGGATGTTCTGGAATCGAGCGGGCTGCCGGAAATGACGGTCGCAAGAATCCGCACGAATTTTACCGGCAGAAATTTCACCAGGGACGAACTGGACGCCGCCGTCAAGACCGAGCGTGAATACCTGGCGGCCATGTCCGTTCCGGAATCCATGTTCCAGGTACCCAGCCAGGTGCGAGTGAGCGGCGGGATCGGCCAGAGGCAAAAGATCGAAATGGCCGTGGACTCGGTATTCGGACTGACCCCCGAGCACATCAAGACCCTGTCGGGACTGCGCCGCCTGGATGGCAAGCCGGTCTTCGGAGATTTGCGCGCCGCCCAGGACTACGATGCCATTCGCAACATCCCCATGCCGTGCGGTATTCGAGAGCTCTATCTCATGCTCACGGGCGACACTGAAATCAGGGGGATGTTCGACCGCCAGGGTCTTCCGGCGGATTTGCGAGCGGCCCAGGACATCACCAGCGGGACCTTCTCCTTTATCCTGGGGAATACCCTGTCCCGGCGCCTGGTGGTCGATTATCTCGCGGCCAACTATCGGGAGGATTTGCTCGTCTCGATCCGAAAGCCGGTTCGGGATTTCCGCACCCAGGAAGCCGTCATGGTCGGATATTTCGGGGACATCGCCACGGTGGACCCGGAAGCTGCGGATTACCAGGAAATTGCGGCAGTGACCGACGAGGAATCCACCTATGCCATTCTCCAGAAGGGCAATATTCTCACGATCACCCGCAAGACGATCATCAACGATGACATGACCCTTGTGCAGCGCCTGGTCAGTCGCCTTGGAAGAGCGGCTCGCAGAACTCATGCCAAGTACGTCTGGTCGTTTTTCGTCAATAACGCGAATTGCTCGGACGGAACCGCCTGGTTCACCAATCCCCACGGAAACCTGGGGGCCGCCGCCCTGTCCTTTGCCACCGCCATTACCGCTTATCAGGCCCTGGCCAAAATGACCGAGAAGGACTCCGGAGAAATCATCGGGCTCCTGGACGACCCGAACACCCGGCCGACCTTGGTATACCCGGTTGATCTCATGCCCACCGGGGAATCCATCGTCAATGATGAATTCTACTACAGCGCAAACGACCTCACCACGAAGACCCGTAACCCGCTTCGAGGCAAGCTTTCCGGCTTCATGGCGTCCTTTTTGAGCGACGCCAACGACTGGGGGATGATCCTGCCCTCATCGGTGGTGGACATCGTCGAGATGGGCTACCTGAACGGGCGGCAGGAACCCGAAATGTTCCTGGCCGATTCTCCCCAGGCCGAGCAGGTCTTTGTGGCGGACAAGATCCGGTACAAGATCCGGCACGAATACGCCGGGGCATTGATCGACTACCGGAGCGGCTATAAGGCCATCGTCGGGTAACGCGAATCGAAGAAAGGAGTTTCAAATGATCGCACGCATGGGGAATAAATGCAAAACGGTCCTGGCGACGGTGGCGGCTGCCGTCATCTTCCTGGTCGCCGGGTCTGTCTGTGACGCAGCCTACAACATCAAGAAGACGCTATTTCGGGTCTCGGCGGTCGCTGGAGAGACCCTCACTTCCGGAGATGTCGTCTGCATTAAGGACGCCGACGGGAAGGCGTACAAGGCGGATGCCAACGATGCGGCCCTTCGCCCGGCAATGGGGGTGATCGGGCGCGGCGGGGCTTCCGGGACCTATGTCGAAATCATCGTCATAGGCATCATGACCGGGTGGTCCGGACTGTCCGAGGGGGCCAACGGGTACCTGTCGGAGACGGCAGGGGCCGTGACTCAATCGGCGCCGACCTATTCGCAGCCGGTGGCGGTCGCCTTGAACACGACGGATTACCTGTTCAATTTCCGGAACTACTTCGACACAAGCGCCGTCCAGGCCCTGGGCGTGCTCAGCGGAGCCTCTCCCATCGTCCTCGAGGGGGCCACGGCGAACGACTTTGAAACCACCATCGCCGTCACCGATCCGACAGCAGACCGCACGGTGACGATCCCGGACGCCTCCGGGACCGCGATGCTTTCGACCCTGGCCACCAATGCTCCCGATGCCGCCAACGCGGTTACTGGGGCATCCAACGGACTGGTTTTCGAGGGCGCCACGGCGAACGACTTTGAAACCACCATCACGGCGACCGATCCGACGGCGGACCGCACGGTGACGATCCCGGACAAGAACGTGACCCTGGAAAGCGCGATCAAGACCGTCACGGCCGATGCGAACGGAAAGACGATCGGGGCCGCGGAGACCGGGGACGTGCAGTCCTGCGGAGGTGCCGGGGTATGGAACCTTCCGGAGGCGAGCACATGCGTGGGCTGCATTTTCCATTTCGTCGTTACCGCGGCACAGAATGTCGACGTCAATCCGGACGATGGGGACCAAATCATTGGGCTCACCAACGCCGCCGGGGACGCGGTGCGGTGTGCCGCCATCGGCGGGACCCTCAGCCTGCTGGTCGTGGATAACACGAATATTGCCGCATTTGCGTCCTACTGCCCCGGAGGAGCCTGGGCCGATATCAACTAGCCTCCAAGCAATGGCGACACCGTAGGGGGCGACCGTCCGGTCGCCCCTCAAAGCAAAAACGGCGCCGCCCTCGGAGACCGCGATGATTCTGGAAGAATATCTCCTCGAAGTGGCAAAGCTGGTGCCGGGGGAAGCTCTCCCCTTGGGCCAGACCGAAATCATCAAGGCGGTATACAAGGCGCTCTCGGTCCATTCGAGGATCAGGCCGCGAATCGTCGTCGAGGATATTGCCGGTACCGGGTCGTTCGATTACGCCACAGCCTCTCTATCGAGTTGGGATGTCCAATTCAGCCGAATTATCCAGGTCGAATACCCGGTGGATGATACGTCGGAAACCCCGAACATTCTCGAAGACGATGAGTGGAATCTCTACGAAAAGCCGTCCGGGAGCTGCCTGCGGTTTGTAGCAGCAATCCCGGCCGTCGGTGAATCCATCCGGGTGACCTACACGGCCCTGCACGGATTCGACGACAGCGACGTGTGCACCGTGCCCGCCTGTGATGAGGAAGGCGTGCAATGCCTGGCGGCCTCCTATTTTGCCGATATGCTGGCGGCCTATTACGCTCAAAACCAAGAGGCGACCCTGGGTGCCGAGGTGGTCGACCAAACCAGCAAGCGCAGGGAATATGCCGCACTGGCAAAGCGATACGAGAAACAGTACGAAGCCCACATGGGGCTCGGACAGGAAAAGGTGAAGCCGGCATCCTACACCCAGGACCAGGATGTCGTCTACCCGTGGGGATGGGATCGTGTAACTCACCCTCGAAAGTACAGGTAAGGCGATGGAACGGCCATTGCAAATCTCCGTCGATCTCGGCGAAAGCATCCGCACCCTGGCGTCCGTGGCTCCCCAGGTCCTGCGGTCCGAAATGCGCACCGTGCTGGGGGTCATTGCACGGCGGGTCGAAAAGGAAGTCGTCGAGAAAACTCCGCGAGGGGTTGGAGCGGCCGGCGGGCTTGCCGGGTCCATCCACGGAGAGGTGATTCCCCGTGGAGACGGAGTGATCGGGATCGTCGGGACCCCGATTGAATACGGCGAGGTGGTCGAATTGGGGAGACGTCCCGGAAAGCGTATGCCGCCCGTGGAACCAATTGCCCTGTGGGCCGTTCGAAAACTTGGCATTCCCGAGGAAGAGGCCGGCAGCGTCGGCCTGGCCATCGCTCGCAAGATCAAACATCACGGTTTCGAAGGAGCTCACATGTTCCAGCGAACGATCGAGGAACTGGACTCCTGGATCATGGCGCAACTGCGCACCATCCCTGCCCGGGTTGCAAGGAGGATCGAGCGTGGGACTCGCTGACATACGAGCGCAAATCGCCCAGGTATTGGCCTCCGTCGAAGGCATGGGGGCGGTCCATGAATATGACCGATATGCCGTCGAGATGAACAAGTTCCTGGCGCTGTTCAAAGACTCGAACGACAGGATTCACGGCTGGACGATCACGCGGCAGGCGACGGCTGTGTCGCGTGACAACATCCCAACAATGGAACGGGCCCACAAGTTTCTGCTGCGAGGCTACTACGGCTTGAACGATCCCTCCGGAACCGAGCTCGTGTTTCAAGAGGAAATCGAGAGGATCCAGGACGCCTTCAGATCGAATCATTCCCTGAACGGCACCGTGATCGACAGCGGGCCGGTCCAGGTGGACCGAGTGGAGATACGAAAATTCGGAACCGTGCTGTGCCATTACGCAGAGCTCGTGATCGAGGCCAGGGAAAGGGTTTTCTATGAGTAAAGAACCGGAAGGCATGAAGATCCAGGTAAAACACGGCGGGCAGGTGGTGATCGACCCAGAGCAGGCCGACGACCAACCCGCCCTGGAGACCACGGAGGAGATGGGGGCGATCGTTGAGCCGCTCGATTCGGAGCATCCCGTAAAAATGCCCGCCGATCGTCCCGCAAAGAG